AAATCTTTCCTGTAAGAAAGAGATCTAAAGTCACAACCCTTTGTTGACAAACGCAACAAGTTACAAATGAGGGGACCCTTAGCGAGTGCGCAAGCACAAGTCGAACAGACCGGAACGAACCGGCCGTCGGATTGCACCTCTGACGCTAAAGTTGCAAGAGTGCAAGCATTCTCCCATGGTTTAAGCCTTATTTTGGCTCACCATGCCGCGCCATACGGAGTAATAGCCGATCTGCGAAAGCAGCTCGACGATTATCTGATGGATTGCGAAGAGAGTGTGTTCCTAAAACGAGCGAAGTACGTCATATTGTGGCCAATGGCAGTTTATCTACATCAAGAAGATTTACCGCCAATGCCCGACGTGCCCTTCAAGTTTAAGGGACGATTCTGGCGATGGGCTAGGCAACGCCTCCATCACTACAGTAGGAAGAACACACATTTGTGGTATTCCTTTCTGCAGGGAAAGAGGGCTGCGCTACCTGTCACTCCGGATATTGTTCTTGAGAACTTCCAGAAGCACAGGAACCAGATGGAAATGCTTGACCCCTTACGGGAAGGGGCGGCGGAGGCTGAAGAATTATTAGACGAGGTGTTGGAAAACCTTGATCCAATACTCAGGAAGCTGCGTAAAATCCTTGAACAAGAACTTGGGTCTTTCTTTGAAAGGCCTGGGCGGGAGATTCACAAAGGAAGTGAATCGGCCAGCATCGAATCCAGTCGGAAGACTGGAGGACAGGCAGGACAATTAAGGAAATTACTAGGCGTAACTGGGCTCCGCGAAATGGAACAGACTTTTAGGATCTCCGAGACAGGGACCTACACCCAAGTAGGCTCCCACGATGTTTTCTCCCCTTTAGAGGAAACTCGTGCTCGGTTTGGAGAGTTGCAAGATCTTGAAGAGATCTTGCAAGCTGAGGTTAGTACTTTCACTACCGTAAAGGTGCTGGAAGCGAAAGTTGAGGCTGTCCTTGAACCATTTAAGGTCAGAACAATCAGTAAGGGAGAGTCACTCCCGTACTACCTAGCCAAGCGTATGCAGCTTGTTCTCCACGGCGCTATGAGGAAAATGGAACCATTTCGACTCATTGGCCGGCCACTTGACGTGCCGGATCTCCTCGATTTGAGGGTCAATTCTAACTTCTACCTAGACTCGCAAGAGTCGAAGTGGTTGTCGATTGATTATTCGGCGGCGACAGATGGTCTTTCTGCCAGGTTGAGTTCTGAGATAATGAAACAGTTACTCGGAAACCTTTTTATAAGGAATCCTTGTCTCTATAACATGATGCTCAGTGTCCTTGCTCCCCATCGGATTCTTTATCCGAAGGTTGCAGGGACTCAACTCGATCCTGTACAACAGAAGAACGGTCAGTTGATGGGTTCTGTACTTTCCTTTCCTGTCCTATGTCTAGCCAACCTTGGCCTGTACTTGACGGTTCGAAAGAGGGAACGCCCTTGGGCGCCTCTTTCAAAGCTGCTTCGTTCAGTCTTGGTCAACGGAGACGATATGCTCTATATTGGCTCCAATTCCGAATGGGAGTTGCATAAACTCCTTGGCAAACGGATTGGTCTCGAGATGAGTCCGGGTAAAGCTTATATTCATGAGCGATACGCAAATATCAATTCTACAAGTCTTGATATGGACTTATCGAGGGTCAATACGACTCCCGTTGAGATA